GGTGATGAAATTGATCCTTATGCTAGAAATCACGCTAATGCAGCTTTTGCTTCAGCTAATAATGTAGCACCACAAATTGAACCGGCTTTTACTACGGCTAATGGTGCTTTTGCTAAAGCCAATAACGAAGCTGGTGTGAATGCTACACAAAATAATCAGATTACTATATTACAAAACACCACACAAGCTGCTTTTAATGCCGCTAATAATGTAGCACCACAAATTGAACCGGCTTTTAATACGGCTAATGGTGCTTTTGCTGCAGCCAATAATGAAGCTGGCGTAAATGCAACACAAAATACCAATATTACCAACGCTCAAAATACTGGTGATGCGGCTTTCCTTAAAGCTAACAATGAAGCTGGTGTAAACGCTACACAGAACACTAATATTACCAATGCACAGAATACTGGTGATGCGGCTTTTGCTAAGGCTAATAATGAAGCTGGTGTAAACGCTACACAGAACACTAATATTACCAATGCACAGAATACTGCTACAGCTGCATTTATTCGTGCTAATAATTCTCTTAATGCAAATAATGGCGGAACAATTACTGGTGATTTAAGTATTACAGGTAATTTAAGTGTTTTAGGAAATTCTTTCACCATTAGTGCTACAAATCTTGTAGCTAATGATACTCTAATACTTCTTGGTTCAGGTAATTATACTTCCGATTTATTGGATATTGGTATTTCAGCGCACTATAATGACGGTGTCAATGCTCATACTGGTCTTATTCGGGACCATGGAACAAAAGAATGGCAGTTGTTTGAAGGTTACATTCCAGAGATTGGTGCTAATAATGATATTAATATTAATGAACCTTCATTCAAAAAAGCAACTCTCAATGCTAATTTAAAATCTCAATCAATTACATTAAACAGCCAAGATTTACAAACATATATTAATAATGCTTTTGCTAAGGCCAATAATGAAGCAGGTGTTAATAATACACAGAACACCAACATTACTACGGCTCAGAATACTGGTGATGCGGCTTTTGCTAAGGCTAATAATGAAGCTGGTGTAAACGCTACTCAAAATACCAATATATCATTTGCTTGGAACCATGCTAACGCTGCATTTAGTTACGCTAATACATTAAATCCAACTGATACTTTTGCTAGAAATACAGCCAATGCTTCTTTTAACCATGCTAATGCAGCTTTTGTAGCTGCTAACTTAGTAAGTGCTAGTGCTACTTCTGCTGGTGTATATGCTAATGGTGCTTTTGCAGCTGCTAACTCATTAAGTGCTAATGTTACCTCAGCGGGAGTTTATGCTAATGGTGCCTTTGCAGCTGCTAATAATGCTGGTGTATATGCTAATGGTGCATTTACTCAAGCAAATTCTAATTATATAAGTGCTGTAACTAGATTAACAGTTACAAATAGTGGATCATCGGCCTATTTAATTGACCAATATACAGGTAATAATCCATCAATTTATGTTTCAGGTGGCGAAACAATAGCTTTTCATTTAAATGGCATTTCTGGTCATCCGTTTGTGATTCGTGTTTCGTCAGGTGGAGCAAATTACGATACTGGATTAACCCATGTTGCAAATAATGGAACAGTAAGCACAGGTTCTAGTGCTCAAGGCCAAGTGGCAGGAACTTTATATTGGAAAGTTCCTTTTGATATAGTAGGTTCTACATATGTTTATCAATGTACAAATCATGGAGGTATGGTTGGAAATATTGTCGTTCAACAGCCCGCCTCTTTTGTTGCTGCCAATACAACACTTGCTTTTAATACTGCTAATGCGGCCTTCTTAGCGGCCAATGCAGCTACAGCAACTGATACAACACAAAATAATTCTATTACGGCTGCTTTTGCAGCTGCTAACTTAGTAAGTGCTAATGCTACCTCAGCGGGAGTTTATGCTAATGGTGCCTTTGCAGCTGCTAATAATGCAGCTAATGTAAATGCTACTCAAAACACTAATATAACGTATGCTTGGAATCATGCTAATGCAGCTTTTGCTGCAGCTAATACAGTAAGTCCAACTGATACTTTTGCTAGAAATACAGCCAATGCTTCTTTTAACCATGCTAACGCTGCATTTAGTTACGCTAATACTCTTAATACATTTATTAATAATAATAGCAGTCAGCAAAATGGTATCAATAATGCACAAAATACTTTTGCCACGCTTGCTTTTAACCATGCTAATTCAGCTTTTATTGCCGCAAATAATAGTAGTGGCGCAAATGATTCTCAGAATACCAGTATACAATTTGCTAGGAACCATGCTAATGCAGCTTTTAATCTTGCTAATACTGCTGGTGCAGATCAATATGCTAGGAACCATGCTAATGCAGCTTTTAATGTTGCTAATAATGGTACAGAAATAATTCAACTTTGGGGTTGGGGAGATGGCGCTTCTGGAAAACTTGGGCTAAATGATGGCTCTTTTGCTTCAACGGATAGATCATCTGCTGTTCAAATTGTTACAGGCGCTGCAGCTACCATAGGTTGGAGAGCTATTTGTTTATACTGTACTGATGATTTTGGTACAGTAGCAGGACCCATTACAGCTTTAAAAGCCGATGGATCTTTGTGGACCTGGGGAGTAAATTATGGAGGTGTAGGTGGTGCAGCAACAGCATTTTCTTCGCCAGTTCAAATAGGAATTGGTAATACTTGGCTTCAAATGAGTGCTTCATATCAACACTCAGCTGCAATTAATGCTGCTGGAGGTTTATGGGTTACGGGTGTAAACAGTGATGGTCGTCTTGGATTGAATGATACCACCACTAGAGATACATTAAATTTTATTCCTGGTTCCAATCGTTGGGTTTTTGTAGCGTGTGGTCAAACAAACACTTATGCAATTAGTACTAGCGGCGCTTTATTCGCATGGGGAACTAATACGCAAGGTCAATTAGGCAATAATGTTGCTGGTAGCGGTATTGGTGCTTCTTCTCCTGTGCAAGTTACTACATCAGCCTTACCTTGGAAATTTATAGCCGGAGCGCCTAATCGCTGGATGGGAATTAGATCTGATGGTTCATTATGGGGTTGTGGTTATAACCTAAGTGCTAGCCTTGGAGAAGGAAATGCATTTGGTGCATATTCGTCTCCTGTTCAGGTTGCTGCAGGCTTGAATCCAAAATGGAAATATGTGGCTTTAGGAGATACGGGGAGTTTTGCTACTAGTGGAGCCATAAAAACAGATGGCTCTTTATGGATGTGGGGATCTCAATGGTTTGGTACTGTGGGTAATGGAATTCAAAGTATTACTGCCATTACTACACCAATACAAATTGGATCTGAAACAACTTGGAAATCTCTTTCGTTATACTTCTCTTCCGCATTAGCAGTCAAAACAGATGGAACATTGTGGGGTTGGGGTACCAATGAATATAGGCATCTGGCAGATAATCTAACAAGTGCAGGGCGTTCTAGTCCAATACAAATAATAGGTTCTTACAATTCTTCATATGAAGATTGGCTTGATGTTAAGTTTGCTGGAGGTTCAGGTACAGTAATAGGAATTAAAAGAGAAAATATTCTTCCTAATTTTACTTATGATGTTAATAAAAATTAAAGTAAATTAAAAAAATACACGGAGAAAAAATGTTTATAATTGTTAAAGACAATTTTATAGAATATGGCCCAAAAGAATGGAATAAATCATCTTTTGAGTATATGATTTATCATTTAACATTAAAAAAAATTAAATTGCCAAATGAAAATACTGATGCAATAGTAATTGATGAAGATTGTAAAATTTATCCTATCATAAAAAATATTAGAGGTGTATTTAATGATTCATTTTCTCAAAAATTAATAGGACCTTTTTGGGAATTTACAGATACTCATGCAATAGCATCATATGATGTTGATTTAATACCTTTAAATAAAATTAAAAATGAAATAAAAGAAAAAATTAAAAAAATTAAAAATAGAAAAATAAATGGTTTTAATGTAACGATAAATATAAACAATAATAATATTTCTTTTTTTATCGATGAAAATGAAAAAAGAAATATATTTCAAAAATACTCTATATTAAATGAAGAATCAATTGTTCAATGGAAACATTCTAATGGTTGGACTGAACTTTCAAAAATAAATTTTAAACAATTGGTTGATGCCGTTAATAATTATATTGAAGAACAATTTATTTGGGAAAAAACAAAATATGATGCAATTGATGCTTGTCAATCAATTGACGAATTAAAAGCTTTTATTCAAAACGAACACATTTAAATAACATATGGTTAATTTATAATTAAGATTTTAAAATATTATGAAAAAATTAAATGAGAAATTATCTGAAGCATTAGAAATAGAACCAATACCAATAGTGGCAACAGAGGTGGTGGAGGTAAAAGATACTGTTGAAGATGATGCTGAGTTTGCCAGACAAAACCTCCGTAATTTAATTGAAAAAGGTAATGATGCAGCAGACCATATCATTTCTGTTGCCAAACAATCTGACCATCCAAGAGCATTTGAGGTGGTAGCAGGTATGTTAAAGAATCTTGCTGATATGAACAAAGACCTATTAGAGGTACAGAAGCGTAAACAAGATTTACAACCAAAGACCACAAACAATACTCAAAATTTGAACATAGATAAAGCTGTATTTGTTGGATCTACAGCAGAATTACTTAAACAATTAAAAGAAAATAAATAAAACTATGGAAACTTTACAAGAAATAATGAAGAAGGTTCTTGCAGATACTTTTGCATTGTACCTCAAAGCTCACAACTATCATTGGAATGTGGAAGGTTCTAATTTTCCACAATACCATGAATTCTTTGGTAATCTTTATGAAGAACTGCATGGTGCGGTAGATCCAATTGCCGAACAAATTCGTTCTTTAGACACATATGCACCAGGTTCTTTCACTCGTTTTATGGAACTATCAGAGATTGAAGATGAAACTTCTGTGCCTGCAGGCGTAGAAATGGCTCGCCGTTTAATGACTGATAACGAAAGAGTTCTTGCCACTTTGAATGTTGCTTTTAAATTAGCAGAACAATTTGACAAACAAGGCCTTGCAGATTTTTTAGCAGGTCGTATTGATACTCATAGCAAACACGCTTGGATGCTTCGTAGCATCACAAAATAAATGAACGATGGTTATTTGGGAAACTCCAACCTAAAAAGGGTTGGAGTTACTATATCATTTACCGAAGAAGAAGCACAAGAGTTCATCAAGTGTGCTTCTGATCCTGTTTATTTCATTAAAACCTATGTAAAAATTGTGAATGTGGACTCAGGTCTTATTCCTTTTAATATGTGGGATTTTCAAGAAGAAATGGTGCGTGACTTTCATGCTAATCGTTTCTCCATCTGTAAAATGCCTCGGCAGGTTGGTAAAACTACTACAACGGTTGGTTATATGTTGTGGTGTGTTTTATTCCAAGAAGAATACAATATTGCTATTCTTGCTAACAAAGGTCAATTAGCACAAGAGATTCTTTCACGGGTTCAAAAGGCTTACGAATATCTTCCGTTGTGGTTGCAACAAGGTATCATCACATGGAACAAACGAAATATTGAACTAGAAAATGGTTCAAAGATTTTTGCATATGCAACATCCGCAGCTGGTGTTCGTGGTGGTACCTACAATTTGATTTTCTTAGATGAGTTTGCTTTCGTACCTAAAAACATGGCAGATGAATTTTTTACATCTACCTATCCGGTTATTTCTTCTGGTCAAACTTCAAAGGTCATCATTGTTTCTACACCGTGTGGCCTTAATCACTTCTATAAAATGTGGGTTGATGCTACAGAAAAACGCAGCCTCTATAAACCAATTGAGATTCATTGGTCACAGGTACCAGGTCGTGATGCAAAGTGGAAAGAAGAAACAATCCGTAATACTTCTGAAGAACAATTTCGCCAAGAGTTTGAAACCGAGTTTATTGGTTCTTCTGCTACTCTGATTACTGGTGCAAAATTGAGGTCATTGGCATTTCGTGACCCACCATGGCAAGAAGAATGTCTGGACATTTATGAGCAACCACAACAAGGCAGAATGTATATTGCCACCGTAGATTGTTCTGAGGGGGTTGGTCTTGATT